CTGATACGGTTGGCGCTGCAACATCTATATTAGATACTTGTGTTGCCGCTCCGCTCACACTTGCCGCTACATTGTCCACCGTGGTAACACTTGCAGATGTAACAGAGGCACTTGCCACCGCAGCTGCTACAAAGGTTACACCAATGCCAGCCTCTGCGCTACTGTTTGCCGTTGCCGTAGCACTGGCACTTATTATCCTTGTGATAAAGGCATCTGCACTTGTTTGTGCCGTAGCATCAGCCGCAGCGTTAACCGTGTATGACAGTTGAGCATCAGCCGTAGTAACTGCCGTAGTTGTAGCCGCTGCATTTACTGCCAATGTTAATTGAGCATTGGAAGATGTCTGAGCCGTAGCCGTAGCACTTGCCTCAAACACCTTGGTCAAGGAAGCAATAGCAGATGTGTCGGCAGTTGTAGTTGCACTACTTTGTAAAGTAGCTATTCTTAGTATATCTGCCGTAGTTGTGCCTGTTGCTGTAACACTTGCCTCAAATGTTACAAGACCTTGTTGTATGACATCAATGGCACTTGTAACGGTAGCATTAGCGTTGACAGAAGCTATAAATGTTTTAACAAGTTGTACATCTGCTGTACTTGTAGCCGCAGCATTTACACTTGATGCAATATTTTGTACAATAGTAGCTGCTCCGCTAACATTAGCACTTGCTGATACACTACTATTTATCGGAATAACCTTTGTAACATTCGCCGTAGATGTGCCATTAGCTACAACAAAGGAAGCCACTTCGACAAGTCCTTGCTGTGCTGTGGTAATTTCACCGATAGCAGAGGCAATGGCATTAGCCTGCCCAATAACAGACATTATTAGTTTAAGATTAGCAGATGTCGTAGCAATGCCCGTAACAGAGGCAGCGACATTTACACCGGTAAGGATGTATGAATCGTAGAACACGCCTTGGAAGGAGATAAACCTCCTGTCGTGACTAACCTTTAAATTTTTTACTTGGTATAACTTATCTCCCCAAACTACACGAGATTCCTCGGTGATTGTGGATATATAACGAATGGTAAAATCACAAACATTCTTTGCCGTGTTTTTACCATCAATAATTGTCTCGTTTGATCCTGGTAACTTGCTTTCTGCAAATGCCCAGATAGTAGCCGTATCTGCCCAAGATTCAGAAGCAAAACCAGTTAAACTCCGTGACCGGTTAACATTCTGCAAGATAATCCTATCTCGCATCTTTCCAGTAACTTCGTTTTTGTTGTACTTCATTTATAATACTTGAACACGATATTGGTCTAATAAATATTCTGATGCCGTTGGTAATCTTTTGACATAATCTTGTCTGTTATCATACGCATCTGTTACCATTAATAAAATGGCTTGTCTTATTTGTGCAGGCACTCCGCTTGGCTCTGTGCCATATCCTGCTGTATAGGTAATAGTAATATCATTTATATTACCGTATAGTGTTGGCCATGTTTTGCCGTAACCAAGAGATAATCTTGCTGGTTTCAAAAAGGTATCTACAACATAATTAGAAGCTGCAAATGTTTGTGTAGTATTATCGCCATCTGCATATTGAAGGCTGCTTACTGCGATAACGGGAGATACAGATAAGTAAATAGTTCCATTATTAAACCTATCTAATTTCTCTGTAATTGTTTGAGTTATTAAAGCCTGGTTAAGATAACTTTCAGCTGCTTGCCTTGCACTTTGCAACAAGGTAGAAATTAGAGTATCTTCTGTTGAATCATCAACTTTAAGATAATTTTTTACTTCTTGTAGTGTGAAGATTTCTGTTGCAGGCTGCGTAGTTACTTTCCATCCCATGTTTATAATTTTAATAAGGGATAGAGATTTCTCCCTATCCCTTTACTATCCCCTATTATTTACAGATTCTTCAAGTGCTTGATTGCGGCAGTCTGAATTAACTTGCCATCAAATCTCGCATACATTAAGAAGCCAAGCTCCATCTCATCCATAAACCTCTCACGCAATGGCACAAGCACATTGTTAGCTACCTGGCGAATAATGTATTTAGACCAATCTCCAAAGTAAATAATCTTTGCATCAGCAGCCTGTGCAGATGGAAGATCATTGTTTACAAAGAAGTTGTATCCTAACAATCTATCTGGTGTTCCTTCACGAAGTGATGGTTGGAACAAAGTAGTATTGTTAGTGTCTAAGTTTAACTTTCTAACCGCGCTCAAAATCTGATCATGCATCATAAATGCAGCAGATGGTGAATTACGGTAAGCGATGTCAACAGAGTGAACAAGTTCAACTAAATTAGCAGCTGTGAATGCACCGGTAGATGCAGATTCAACACCGGAAGGTGCTACATCTTTAAAACCAGTTGGCTTACCAGAACCATCACCAGTTGTAAATGCAGTATTTAGGCCACGGCCTAAACGCTCACCTAACATAATTGGTAACTCTGTGTTCAATAAACCAAACTCGTCATTTGCCCATTCAACAGACACTTTTACAAGTGTGTTTAAAACGTGTGCAGAGAAAGTCTCTCTTGTAAAGGTCATGTCCTGTACAGTCACCGCTCCACCTTCAGTATGCCATGAGCCAGCAGTTGCTGTATCATTTACTTTTGGCCAGTACAAAGTACCTGCCTGTGGAGTAGTGATTATACGGCTAACATTAAGCATTGGCCCATAGTAAGCCATTGTCTTCTCCAACTCATAGGAAAATTGGTAAGGAATAACATAACCACCTGCAAGACCACTTTCCGCAGTAGTAATCGTAGCAGTTCCACGCATCTCTCTAAGCATTGATTGCTCGTTGCTTGTTAAGTCACGCTTTGCAAGAGCTTTCATGAATGCTGTGTGATACTCAGGTGATTTTACAATCTCCCTTGCATCTCTTGGCATTGCATTTATTGTCTGCTCAACTGCATTAACACCTCTTTCTTCTGTGTTAATCTCATTCCATCTTTCTAAACGAGAAATCTGGTCTGTATAATTTTTAAAGTTAGCATCAGCTGCATCCCATTGTGCCAATTCCTCGGCATTCATTAGACGACCTTCGCCAGCTGCTCTCTTCTGCAAGTCTTCCATTATAGCATAATCGGAAGCCCGCTTTTCTCTTAATAATTTAGAGTTCATTATTTTGTTTTTAAATTTAATAAGTGCAGGGCATTCCTGCGTAGTTCATTCTGTATATTAATTTCTGATTTAACAGATATATCAATCACTTTTAGCAAATCTTCATCTATTTGCTTTGTAGCATCGTAACTTCTTTTAGCTACCATTGTATCCGGATTAGCTGGATAAGTAACAGGTGAAACATCATACACTTTTTTAATAGAACGTATAACTCTTTTAGGTTTCATTCCCGATCTTTCTTGCCAGTCCTCTGCCTCTACTGTAAATGCAAAACTACTTTGATAAACATCACCACGCTTTACCATTTCCAAGAGATCATTGCCTAATGTAGTGTTTGGTGCATCAAATTCATACTCCATCGCATTGCCTGTGACATTTAGCTTTAATGTGCCAGATGATGTCCTTGCCAGTACCATATTCATGTCATGGTTAAACAAGGCTACAACATCTTTCATGTCAGCCTCATTTAATGACTCTGAAGACATTTCCTCGTCATACCATCCCATGTCATAGGAAGAGTTAAACACTGTGGCAGTACCAAAGATAGTACGGCTTTCAGGTTTAGCCCTTAATTCAAAATTTATGCTTCTCTTTTCCATATATTTTAATCGTTAGTATCGTTACTATCGTCATTTATGTCAATCACATCTTCTTCTTGCTCATGTGCAATGCCTTCAGATGATGGCTCTATCTTTATGTTAGATGCTAATGGTAACTCATAAGAATCACCACCTTCGTAGGGATTCATATTTTCTTTAATCCTAATCTCGTTTGGAGACATCGCCAGTACATTACGCATCGTAGTATAATAGGATGATCTTGCAGCTATATCACCACGCAATAAGCCATCAAGATTAAATCGAGTAGTAAACTTTTCCTTTTCTACTTCAAAAAATATTTTTTTATTAAATTCTGCCTCTATAGTTTCGCATAATGGCATAATTGTATAGTTCACAAACATTTGGCTCAACTGTTCCATGTTGCCAAAGGTTGCTTTGTCCATATCTTCCAATAAAACACCAGGAACACCTGTTATCCTTGCAATGTCGGAAATGGTAGCTTTCTTCGTTTCGTTAAATGCTGCATCAGAGGGATTAAGACCTACCTTTTGAAAGTCCATACCTTCCTCTAAAATAGCTGTACCTCCAGCGTTTTGACTTCCACCAAATGCTCTATTAAAACTACCTTTTAATCTATCGTATGCCTCATTAGTCAATCTACCAGGATGCTTTAATACACCGTTAAGATGCGCACCGTTTTTGTAAAAGTTAGCACCGTAGTTTCTGTTGGCTAAAGCTAACCCAAAATTGTCACGGTGAACGTCTGGCACTAACAACGCCTTAACGCCATCCCATGCAAGATTGGGAATGTAGATAATATTCTCCCCTCTGTATGTTTTATTATTTTCTTTATTCTTAAAAACGAGTTCATTCCTACTATTATATCCAATCTCCATTTTGGTAGGATTAAGAATAGTAAGGCTGTTTATTCTTGTAGTTATGCTATTTCTATTGATTGCAGCGTAAAATGCACCATGCGCCAAATAGTGAAGCACCATTGTCTTATAAAAAGTGTGGGAGGTATATAAGTCCGATGGCTCTCTTGATATTACTTTGTAGTTAGGATGATCCTTTGCTATTCTTACTCCTCCATTATCTTGTTTTTCTATAATATCAAAAGGAATAGAGGCAATAACACCTCCAAGTATTTGAGTAGCGCGATAAAAAGCAGGAAGTCCTATAATTGCGTATTCATCCACTGCCACACCAGCAGCACTGCCACGCTGGAACAATGCACCTAAAGTGTCACCGTTTATAGGTGTAGATGGATTTTCTATCGAGCCTCGCTTTGTAGAAAAAAAAGACCGCATGGTGTCGAGTATTGCCATGCGGTAAAAATAAACAAAATCAGTATGAAATCAACAACTTTTAGTAACAAGCTAAATGAACCTAATGTCCATGTATGTTTTTTTAGCTTTTCTGAATGAGTTATAAGTACTATATTTTTCATTTAGTCCTAACTCCTGCCTTTCCTCTTCTAACTTTCTCCACGCATCCTCATGCCTGGGACAATCGCCAACAAGTTCATAAAATCTGTGAAAATAACCGCTTGTGCAATTAATCTGCCTGACTTGTTGAGCGTACTCATGTTTCTTCATTAAAATCTCCATAATTGACATTTTTAACTTTTCAATTAGGTACATTATAACATTAATAATCCTTGTTCACGTTCACCAGATGTGTAAATGGTTGGTCTGTCCTCTACCATAATTTGTGCGTATGCCATAACCATTGCGACCGGCCCATCTACCTTTTCAGTTGACTTAGCTTTATCTATCTTTATGTTTCCAGCAGGATCAAACCTAAGCATTACGTTTGTCATCATCCACTCCATGACTGGATTTCCATCGTGTGTTATCTCATTTGATAAAAACATCTTTTCTATTTCTTTTGTTGGTGCAGACATCGAAATAAAGCCTTGTCCAAATGGTTTCATATTTGCACCATCATTTGTCAGCTGTATAACAAGTTGACTTGCATTCCATCTATCAAACGCTATACACTCTATTTTATATTTTGCAGTTAACTCAATAACCTTAGCTTTTATAAAATCATAGTCAGTAACATTCCCTTCAGTCATAATAATATCTCCATCCTGTGCCCATTGCACATAAGGCACTCCATCGGACAAGGATCTCTCCCTTACGTTATCCTCTGGACAAAAGAAATAGGATTTAATATGTGGTTTATCAAGTCCTTGTTGCACAGGGAAACAAAGCACTAAGGCCGCAATGTCACGAGTGGAGGCAAGGTCTAAGCCTGCAAAGCATTTTTTGTTATAAAGAATTTCATCATCTACTTTTAACCTGGTAGATTCAATGTAACTAT